GTGTAGATCAGTTGGAAAATGTCCTGCGTCGTGGTGTCGATCGAGATCACCTGATCGTCGGCGGAGATCTCGTCCGCCTTCACGTCATCCTCCGGGCCCGCCCAGGTGATCGGCACCGACTTGTAATTGCGCCAGTCGCGGATCCGAAAGCCGTGCGCCATTCCGCGGCAGGCGCGGAAGATCTCGTTGACGGTCTGCACTTCCTCGAGCGTGCGCACGGAAAACCCGAGCTCCAGCTCCGTCCTCGAAACGGGCCAGTAGCTGTTCCTTTGTTCGTGCCCGCTCTCGAGGACCTGCACGTCGGTGTTGAACGTGGCGCCGCCGGGCCGTTGGAAGCTCAGGTTGGTGGGAAATCTCGACGATTCTAAAAACATTCTTTTGCCGATACGGGCGAACGCCGTTCGCCCCTACAATCGAAAATCCAAAATCGAAAATCCAAAATTCTTCACAGGTTCCGATTTGCGCTTTTGACCGTGCTGCCGAGCTTCGCCAGGGTTTGCTGCTGCGAGCGGCGATCGGTGAAATTAGGATTGTTGATGTTGACGATCATCGGGCGCTGCGCGACGTTCACAGTCGAGCGCGCCGGCACATAGCTGTCGTCCGGAATCTCGCCGGTCTCGTTCATGTAATCGAGCTTTGATTTACCGATCCGCGCCGTCGACCAGCGCTTAAACATATATTCGCCCGCCTGCCCGATGATCGGCACTTCGCCGCCGTCGTGCATCACCAGCGCGCGCCGGAAGCTCGCGTGCTCCAGGCCTCGCGTGATCAGGCCGCCTTCGTGAAATCCGCCGGCCAGGCCTGCGCTAAGTCCCGCATAAGGATCTGCACCCAATGACGCCTGTGCGGTGCTCAGTGTGCTGCCGCTCGATCCAAACAGACCGAAAAGAGAACTGGCGCTGCCCAGATCGGCGCCGGCAGTGCCGGCCTGGGCAGCGGCGGCCGTCGCCTGAATCGCTTCGATGGCAACCGCCTGAATCGATTCGATTGAAGTCTGCGCCACGCTGCTGGTCGAAGTGATCGCCGTGTCGGCGGTCGTTCCGGCGCTCTCGATCGCCGTCGTTGCTGCCGTGACCTGTGATTGAATGCCGGCAATCGCTGCCTGATCGGGCGTGCCTGCAACACCACCGACGCCCTTCACGCCCTTGAAAACATTGCCGAAGAGATCGTTTCTTGCCTGTTTGATCAGATCTTCCAGCGGCTTGGTGATGAAGGCGTCGTTCAATGCGCGGCGGATATTGTTCGAAAGATTCTTGAGCGCGTCTTTGAGTTTGGTTCCCCCGCTCAGATCATCAAGGAAACTCGAAAATGAATGCCCGATATCCGTGAAGACGTCGGCGAATCGCTGCGCTGCCCTCGCGTCTTCGAGTTCGGCCTTTAATTGCTGGATTCTCGGATCGAGCGGATCGAACCCTTTTTGAATGAGTTGCTGAATGGCTGCGGTGAGACGATCGACCGCATTGGCCGGCTCGTCGAAAGCGTCGCCCAAAACTTCGCCCAGTTTTGCCCCGTCCTCGATCGACTTGCGGAGCTCCGTATCGATCGTCGCGAAATCATCGCTCTTGATCTTGGGGGCAAGATTCTGCGCGGCCTGGTTCCCGGCCGGCGTGCGCAGACCAGTCAGGCGCCCGAGGGCGCCGCGTTCTGCCGAAGCGATCTCACCGGGCAGATTGATTTCCGCCGGCCCGAGCAGACTCGCGCGCTCCTGGATATCGTCGATCTGCTTTTTCAGATCGTCACTGATCTTGTCGACTTCTTTCTGATCGAGTTCCGCCTTGGTCGTGAACGTGAGTCTGGCGACGATCGGAATGTCCTGCGGCAGCTTCAGCAGTTTGTCGAGCTTTGCCCGAAGATCGGCGGCATCCTGCCCGGATTTATCGAAGGAGTCGCCGAAGACTCGCGCCATCGCTTGGGCTTGGTCCTGGGCTTTTTTGAATTCGGCATCGATGGCGGTCAGATTGAAACTGAGCAGTGTGGGATTCTTGATTTCGTCGCGGGCTTCTTTAATACGGCTAATGACCGCGGTTATTTTATTCTTGAGATCATCGGCGTTCTGAGCGTCCAGAACCTTGTTAAGAATGTCCGGATTTTTGGCAGCATCATCGGCAAGTTTAAGGAATTCGTCTCTTGCCGCTTTTAGGTCCGCAACGAATTTATCGACGTTGACGCCGGCGAAAGCCTTGTTGACCGTTTCGGTCGCACGATTGAGCGGAATGCCTTTCGCGACCAGATCTAAAACCGCTTTGTGCTTTGCGGCGACCAGTTCTTCCTGCAGCGCGAAGGCCTTTGCAGCGTCCGCGCCCTGGAAAAAGGCGATGTTCTGTTCTCGGATCTTGATGATTTCTTTTTCGATCGCCTCAATGAAAGCATTGGCTGCCTTGGTCGCGTCTTTCAGCGCGTCGGACGGGAGCAAGCCAGGCTGCGCCGGCTGCCGCGGCGGCTTCTTGGCCGGCTGGACGAGCTTGTTCATCGGATCGAAGTCTTTGAGGAATCGATCCGCGACCTTGTCCATCAGTCCTTCGACCTTTTCGATCTCCTTGGTGAAGCCCTTGGAATTGAAGTCGAGTTTGTTAAATGTCAGCGCTTCGGCGACCAGCGGAGCGACGCGCGCAATCTTGAGAAGAGTTTCTTCCAGCGCGAGCAAAGCGAAGACATCGCCCTGGATAACGTAGGACAACCCCTTCAAGACAAAACTCAGCGCATCGATGACAGTGACGCCGCCGCTAAACGCCTCGAACAAGCCATTGAATCCGGCGGCGAGGTCCTTTACGTCCGCGCCGATCTTGACCAGTTCGTCGAGAAAGTCGGCGATCGGCACCGCCGCCAGATTTTCGAATTCCGCCTTCGCGAAAACGAGCTGATCTTTCAGTTTTCCAAGACGCTCATACGCATCTGCGGCGGCAGCGCTGAGTTTCGGAATGCCATGGTCGGAGAGCTGCAGGATGGTGGGAACGATTTCGGCGGCCGACTTGCCGAACAAGCGCCCCGCGATCGCCGCGCGCTGATTGGCGTTTTCCACGCCGGCCAGGCCGGTGACGATTTTCTCTAGCGCCTGATCCGAGCTCGCATTGATGAGCTGGGCGGGATCGAGCTTGATCGCGCGCAGCGCCTCGGCCGCCTGTTTCCCTTGTCCTTCGAAATCGCCCAGGCCGCGCTGAAACTTGGCGAACCCCTTGGCGAAGGTCTCAAGCGATGAATTGCTCGAATCGAGAACCGGCTTGATGCCGCCGAGCACTTCGATCGAAAGCCCGGTCTCGTCGCGCAGATCGGAGAGCTTGTCGCCGAGATCGACGATCGACTTGCCGAAGGCAACGAACGAACCGACCGACAATCCGATTCCGATCGTGCCCAGAGCGGAACTGGCGATGTTCGAAATATTTCCGAAGCTCTGGCGGAAATCGCCTTCAAGCCGCTTCAGATCGGCCTGGATCTTGGTGAGCGTCGCCTCGATGACGACTGTCTGTTTGATCTCGTTAGCCATGACTATGCGGCATCCACCATTCCGGATCGGTCAACTTTTCGGCGCGGCTTTCGTCGGCTGCCGGCCAGGACGACGAAGAACGTGTCGACTTCGGCATCGCTCGCCGCGCGCGGTTCCGCGTCCTGCTTGGTGCTAGGGAAAATATCTGTATAGCGAAAAGGCTGGCTGCGCTTTTTGGGATCGCGATTGACGTTATAGATCGCCGCCGCGATCTCGCCGGCGCGCATAAATTCGCGCGTTTCTTTTTGATCGTGGCGTCGCACCAGCGCCAGATATTCGCTAACCGTTAGATTCCAGAATCGTTCGTCGGTCAGCCCGAGCTCGACTACTGCAAAAGACCACCAGTCGAGCCAGGGCGTTTCGCCAAAGGGTCTGAATCGGTTTCCTGTTCTTTCGTCGGCGGCTGATCCGGATCGGGCTTCGTCGTCACGCGCAAGTAATATTCCCAGATCTCGCTCATGATCTGGGAACGCCGGCGCGGCGAGGCCTCGACGATTTCCGCAATGTCATCCTGTTTCACTTCCGGATCGCATTCGACGAGCCCGGCCCAGACGAGCGCGAAGAAAAGATCCATCGGAAAGCCGCCGTTGTTCATGACCGAATTTCGCGCGGCCGAAAGAATCAGATGATCGATCGCCATGCGTTCGTTCACTTTCGCGCCGCGCAGCCGATTGATCTCGGTTTCCGCGCGCATGAGCGCGCGCAGGTTCAGTTTGAACGGCCGCTTTTTGTCAAGTTCGAGCTCGATCGGTTCGAAAAGCATCTTCCCTCCCGGGGAGGACTGAGGACTGAGTTATTAGGACTGAGCCTCAGTCCTGAGTCCTCAGCACTCAGCACTAAGAGATTTCTACGGGCTCCGGCAGCCCCGTCACCTTGAGCGACCAGTTGAGGAAGACCGGCGCGTCGAACGAAAGAGGCAGATCAAACTTACTGACGCGCGCCTCGAAGTCCCATCCATCGATCAAATTACTGAGCAGCGTGCGCCAGTTTAATTTGTCCTGCGAAATGAAATCGAGATAGATCTGCTTGTGCAGTTCGATGTTCGGGTGATAGACGAGCACCAGTGACAAATCGTCGCCCTGCTTCAGCGTGTCGATATTCTCTTCGAAAGAACCTTCGCTGTCGTGGTTCGTGGCGTCGGCATATTGCTGCGTTGCCGACGGCGCCGGAATGATCCGCATTTGCGGCACCGCGACAAAAATCCCGTGCGTGTTTTGCCGGTAGAGCTGCGAGCCTTTTCCCTTGAGTATTTGACTGGGCATAGTTCTCTCCTTTTTTTATTCCATGTTCTGATGAGTCGGATCGGATTCCTCGGTCGCATAGCGCGTGCTGAACATCAGATCGGCGCCGGCGCGCGGCAGTTCGGCGTCGACGTAAAGGTATTTGACGCCGGTTTTTTTCGTGTGTTCCGCCAGTCCGCCGCGCGTGGGATCGAACTTCACGGCCTTTTCGACCTCGAGCAGAATGTCTTCGAGCTGATAAAGCGCGTGCTGATTGTCGTCGGCTTCTTCCCCTTCGTCGACCAGGCAGCGGACGATGAAATTCAATTCGCTGAGTTCGGTCGCATCCGGATGGAGCTCGGTGTCTTCGGTCGCGGGGAAAAAACAGGCGATCGGGCGCGGCAGATTGAAATGTTCCGGCCGCCCGGGACGCACGGTCGCAAGCGCAGCGACGGTGCCGAGCACGTCTTCGATGTTCTTCAAAATCTGTTTGCGAATGCTGTCGGGCATTGTTTGTTTATCCGGTCACAAACTTGAACGCGCGCGCGATCTCTTCGGGAACTTTTGTTCTCAGATATTCCGAGATCTGTTCCTGAATCTTTTTCCGACTGAAGACCAACGCCACCGACGGACCTTTCAGCTCGACGATCGGAAATCGTTTTGCGGTGAGACGTCTGAAGACGCCGACATGACCGCTTTTGAGTTTCATCACCGCGATGAACGATCCGGGGATCAGAATGCCCTGCTTCCCATAGCGCACGCCCCCAGGCGGCCGGCGCCGCGTGACGGTCTTCGGTCTCGGATTCATCTCGTAAATCGGGATCCGGTCTTTGCTCGACGAAAAGGCGATCAGCCGCGCTTCGGGTTTTTCCGCCGTCGCCTTTTGGAGCGACAGATTTCGCCGGATGGTTTTCTGCGCGCCGGCGCCGACGTCGGCCTGGATCGCGCGCACCGACAGCGTGAAGGCGCCCTGCGCGGCGCGATTGATGCCGGCGGCCGCCGCGCGCGGATAGCGCTTGACGCTCTGATCGAGCTTGCGCCCGAGCGCTGCCGTGTCGGTGCTGACTTTGATCGCGATCGCCATTATTGAAATCGATCCTTCTCGACCCGCTTCCAGTATTCGTAATAAGAGCTTTCCGCCGGCGTGATCTCGATCATCGTGTCCGGGCGAACGCCGTTCGCCCCTACATCTTTTTCTTTTCCCCGATCATCCCGAGTAGCGCCTTCCGGCGCGTATCGAGGGGCTATTGGTAATTTTTCCTGATCCACGGATAACCTGCGCGGCCGGCGCCGTCGAAAAATTCCCATGGCTTGATCGTGCCATTGAAAAAGACGATCCGCGCGCCCGGCGGCGGCGCGTCGTTCCAGCGCTTCTCTTTGAAAAGATCGATAAAGCCGTGCACGCCGTCGGCGACGTTCCAGCCCTTCTCGTCGGGCAAAATGTGATTGATCCAGGCCTGATCGCTGCCGATGAAGCGCGCCGCGGCCGCGATCGATTCCGCGCCTTTGAACTGTTCCCAGACCCTTTTCCGGGCGCCGGCCGTCATCATCCACATCGACGCCTGATAGTTGCCGAGCCGTTCGCCTTCGTACTTGTCGCGAGCGGCCGGCCGGCGGATGATCAGGAAATCTTCCGCGCGATCGAATAGAGAATCGAGATTCGCGAGCACAACACAATCGAGATCGACCGAAACAAAACGATCGCCGAGAATCGCGCGCGCTTCCTCGCTGAAGGCTTTAAGTCGCACATAG